ATTGACCCGCTTGGTCCAGGTGGACTAAAGCCTTTGTCTGCTCGTCTTGTTGACCAACACGCAGCACATCTGCAAGACCAACTAGAAATTGACCTTGCTAAAAACGGTTGGACATGGGGAACTGTTCCCACAAATTTTCAACCTTATTGGTCTTATGGCGCTTTAGACACTATTTTGACAATGCGCTTATGGGAACAGTTTTACGAAAAGTGTGGTCCTGGACAGCCTTATCATCAAGCATATGAACTTGAGATGGCTGCTCGCAAAATTGTTACTCGTATGGAAATCAATGGCGCTCGTGTAGACCTTGAGTATTCTAAGAAAAAATATGACGAACTTATTGCTTATACGGACAGCGTAAAGTCTTGGGGAGCAAGTACCTATGCTGGAACTAGTTTAACTAGCAATATGCAACTAGTTAGATTATTTGAACAATTAGGCGCTGAAATTACAGAGTTCACTCCTTCTGGTCAGAAAGCCTGTACTAAAGACCAATTGAAGATGTTAGTTCGTGATGGAAATGATGAAGTAAAAAATCTTGCCGAGACCGTTCTTAAACTTCGCAAGGCAGACAAACTTGCTAATACTTACTTTCTAAACTTTATTAATAAAAACGTAAATGGAATTCTCCATCCTTCTGTCAAGACTTTAGGTGCTCGTACCTCTCGTATGTCTATTACTGACCCGGCGCTTCAAACATTGCCAAAGGGCGATGACACTGTTCGCAAAGCCTTCATTCCTAAAGACGAAAATCACGTCATTATTACTTCAGACCTTGACCAAGTTGAGTTTCGTATGTTTGCTTCTTTGTCTCAAGATGCCAACCTTGTCAATCTATTCAATCGTGCTGATGCAACTGGCTCTGACCCATTCACTGAAATTGGCCGTGAGGTTTATCAAGAACCAGAGATGACTCGCTCAGACAAACGCAGAACTCTTATCAAAGGAATGGTTTATGGTCGTCTTTATGGTGCTGGAGTTGCTAAGCAAGCCCTAACCGCTGGCGTATCAGAAGCACAGATGAAGGCTGTTTCTGATGCCTTTGATAAACGATATCCAGGAATGATTAAGTTTCAGAAAAAAGTAGAACACATAGGAGCAACCCGCGAGCGTCAAGAAGGTCAAGGTTATATTCACACTTGGACTGGACGTAAAATTCCTTGTGATGAAGGACGTGTGTACACTCTTATCAATTATTTAATTCAAGGGGGTGCTGCTGAAGTGTTCAAAAGCAATCTTGTAAAACTAGACCAAGCAGACCTCACCGAATACTTAATAGTTCCAGTACACGATGAAATTGTTCTCCAAGCACCGAGGGAAGATGCTGAAGAAATCAAGAAGATTGTTCAGCAATGTATGACAACAACGGAAGGGTGGTCAGTTCCGCTCACTGCTGGTATTGACGGCCCGCTAGAAACATGGGGGGATAAGTACTAATGACTCAGGCGGTTCTTGCTGTAGACCCAGGAAAACTAAGTGGAGTTGTTTTACTAGAGTGGAATGTTGGTGATGAAGTTCCACAACAAAAGTTGTCTGTAGAAGTAGATGAAGTAAATTTTTACACAACTGTAGACATTGCTATGACTGGTTGGAAAAACTATGAAAAGTTTGCTGTTGTCTGCGAGCGCTTCACAATTACAGCCCAAACTGTGAGAAACTCGCAAGCGCCATTTAGTCTTGAACAAATTGGAGTTTTGAAGCATACTTGTCGTATGCGGGGATATAAGGCAGAAGATATAAAGTTTCAGGCTCCAGTAGATGCCAAAACTATGTTTCCCAATGACCGCATCAAAAAAGTAGGGGTATGGCATAAAGGTGGGGAAGGGCACGCTCTTGACGCGACACGCCACGCATTGCTATATTTAGTAAAACAGGGTTGGAAGCCTAAAGTTCTGCTAAACTAGGTTACGGTCTTGAAAAAGTAAAAAACTATTTTTTCTGATACCGTATCTATAAGACAAAGTGACAACAAGGGAGTAGCAAGTGGCAGTTTCAGTAGAGATTGATAATGCGGGAGAACACATCCTTATCACTGCTGACTGGCGCTTCAAAGAACTCATAAAATCCCTTCCAGGAGCCTCCTGGAGCCCTTCAGAGCAGGTTTGGCGTGTTCCCCTTAGTTGGACAACCTGTTTGGCTCTACGCTCCACATTCCGCGAGGAATTGACTATTGGACCAAGCCTTACTGAATGGGCTACTAAAGAACTAAATACCCGTATAAACCCATCTACAGCCCTACGAGAGTTGGAGACTTATGAAGGTGATGAAATTCTATTTCCTCACCAAAGAGCAGGTGTCAAATTCCTTTCTACCGCTAAAAGAGCCCTTTTAGCAGATGAGCCAGGTTTAGGTAAAAGTGCTCAAGCCATCCGAGCCCTCAAAGACCTTCAAGACCAAGGAACTTCCGTATTTCCAGCACTAATTGTTTGTCCTAATACTTTGAAAAAGAACTGGGCAAGAGAGTTCAAAAAATGGTGGCCTGATATCAAAACTCAAGTTATCAAAGGCTCTGCTGCTCAACGCAAACGTCAGTTTGAAGAAGATGCTCAGGTTTTTATTATCAACTGGGAGTCTTTGCGAACTCACTCTCGTTTAGCCCCGTATGGCTCTGTTGCTTTGACCCGCTGCCGCGAATGCGGTGGACAAGATGAAAAAGTCAGTGAAAACCGCTGCGAAGTACATAAACGAGAACTTAATGAAATTGATTTTCAAGCCGTCATCGCTGATGAGATACATCGCTCTAAAGACCCTAAAAGCAAGCAAAGTCGTGCGCTTTGGGCAGCAAGTGGAAATGCTGATATTAGATTTGCTTTGACTGGAACACCTATTGCTAATAATGTTGTTGACTTGTGGTCAATTCTTCATTGGATTTCACCAAAAGACTGGCCTAGCAAAACTAAGTGGATTGACCGAATGGTTGACACAATGCTAAACGCTTTTGGCGGAATGATGGTTATTGGCGTAAAGCCAACAATGCAAGATGAGTTCTACAAGAGTGTCAATCCAGTTATGCGTCGTATGCTCAAAAAAGTTGTGCTTCCGCATTTACCGCCAGTTATCAACGAGCGCCGAGATGTTGAAATGTCTACAAAACAAAAAAAGGCTTACGAACAAATGCGTGACCTTATGATTGCCGAACTTGAATCTGGTGATACTTTGGCGGCGCCAAGTGTCTTGACTCAGACAATTAGACTTTTACAGTTTGCTAGTTCTTACGCAACTCTTGATGTTGACGAGACTACAGGTGAGGCTAGAGCAATTCTTGACTCTCCTTCTTGTAAAGTTGAAGCGCTGATGGATGATATTGATAATGGCGACTTTGGTGATGACTCTGTAGCAGTATGCGCAGTCTCTAAACAACTTATCAATCTGCTTAGCGCAGAGTTGACAAATGCCAAGATTCCTCATGGTCTGATTACTGGAGACCAAGATGAAGATGAACGTCAGAAGGCTATTGACGACTTCCAGTCTGGGGCTATACGCTGGATTCTCTTTACAGCACAAGCGGGGGGTGTTGGTATTACTCTTACAGCAGCACGCAGATTAATTATGTTACAACGTCCTTGGTCTTTAGTTGACCATAAACAAGTTCTTGACCGCGTACATCGCATTGGCTCAGAAATTCATGACTCTATTGTGATTACAGATTATGTGACTGAAGGAACTATTGAAGAACGAGTGATTCAAGTTCTTGAAACAAAAGCAGATAACTTTGAGCAGATTGTCCGCGATAAAGACCAACTACTCAAACTTCTACAAGATGATAAGGCGGGAGCATTATGAGTAGTCCATACAGATTATCTAACTCTGAAATACAAACATTCAAAGATTGTCGTAGGCGTTGGTGGCTTATGTACTATCGTCGTTTACAACCAAAATCAAAAGATATGACTGGCGCATTAGCACTAGGAACTCGTATTCACGCAGCATTAGACGCTCACTACTCAACAGGTACTCCGCTTCTTAAGGCTCACGCGGAGTTAGTTGAGAAAGATAAGCAAATTCTTCTTGCTGAGTTTAGAGATGTTTATGAACTTGAGACTGAAGCAGAACTTGGTCGCATTATGCTTGAAGGATACGAGCAGTGGGTCGCTGAAAATGGTATTGATGCCGAACTGGAGATGATTTCAACAGAAGAAAAAATTGTTGCTCCACTTTTCAATGGCGAAGTAGAACTTCAAGGAAAACTTGATATGAGAGTTCGTCGCAAAGTTGATGGCGTTCGTATGTTCCGCGACTTCAAAACTGTTGGCGGTTCTCTATCTGAGTTTGCCAGTATGGCTCATATGAATGAACAAGTTCTTACATATATGCTTCTTGAGTCAACTAAGTTTGATGAGAAGGAGCGCTCAGAGGGTGGAATTTTTACATTGTTAAAGAAAGTGCGTCGCACTGCTTCTGCTAAGCCGCCATTTTATGAACACGTTGAGATTAGGCACAATGTTTTTACTTTGCGTTCGTTCTGGAATAGAATTCACGGAACGATTGCTGACTTGATGAAAGTCAAAACAGGATTGGACGCAGGAGAAAATCCAGCGTTCTTGGCATATCCACGAGCAAGTAGAGATTGCAAGTGGAAATGTCCGTTCTTCGCTATATGCCCAATGTTTGATGACGGAAGCGCCGTTGAACAAGCACTTAGCGAAATGTTCGAAGAAGTAGACCCTTATGCGTACTACGACACAGACAAAACAGGAAGCGAGTGACAATGAGCGAAATTCAACGCTCTCTAACGGTTATGGTTTACGGAGAAAGCAAAGTTGGTAAATCAACTTTTGCGGTAACTGCACCATATCCTCGCCTAATGCTTGACGTTGAAGGCGGGCATCGATTCCTGCCTATCGTTGTTAAGTATTGGGACCCACTGCGGGAGGAACCACCAATCGCAGATGGAACTTGGGACACAGTTGTCGTCACAGTTCGTGACTACGACACAGTTATCAAGACATATCAGTGGCTACAACTTGGTCGCCACCACTTTAAGAGTTTGATTATTGACTCAATCTCTGAATTACAAGTCAAGTGTATGGATTCGATTGCTGGAACAGAGCAAATGAAGATGCAGCAATGGGGAGAACTTCTTCGCCATATGGGCGGTCTTCTACGCGACCTCCGCGATTTAACTATGCACCCAACTAATCCACTAGAAGCAGTAGTGCTTACGGCTATGTCTAGAACAAGCCAAGATGGCCGTCACCGCCCTTATCTACAAGGTCAGTTGGCTATCCAAGCACCTTACTTCTATGACATTTTAGGCGCTTTGACAGTTGAAACTCTTCAGAGTATTGACCCAATGCAGCCACCACAAAAAGTTCGTCGTATGTATGTCGAACGCACAAATGACTACGAAGCAGGTGAGCGTGTCCAAGGACGCCTCGGCGCTATCGTTGAACAACAAAATTTGTCTGTAGACCGAATGCTTGACATCATTTTTGGTCCAAGACAAACAGCAACAACAACTACTAAGAAAGAGGTAACAGAGTGAGTACTCTCAATTGGAGTGACCTCATCAAGGAAGCCGGCGAAACTGGAACGTATGATGCGTTACCAGACGGCGACTATGACCTTGTGGTGCTAGAAGCAACTGCCAAGGTCTCACAAAGCGGCAAGACAATGTTCGCAATCAAAACACAAGTTGAGGGCGGTGCTCATAACAAGCGTCTAGTGTGGGACAACTTAGTTGTCTCTCCTGACAGCCAAGCAGCACTTGGTATCTTTTTTAAGAAGATGCACGCTCTAGGCTTGCCTCGTGAATATTTCATGCAACAGCCACAACCAACAAATGCTCAGATTGAGCAAGTTCTTGTTGGTCGTAGATTCCGTGCTCA